CTAATTAACCTCTATCAGATGCTTGAAGTGGACCACATCAGAGTATGCTCGCTTGCCAAAATTCTTTTTGAGCGTGCCAACAGCGAGGAGGCGTATAAAGAGCTGCGGGATGAGTTTAATAACCAGCGCATGGGCGCGCCTGAGCGCGCTGCTGCCTTTCTCTTCCTCAACCGACACTGCTTTAACGGATTGATCCGCTACAACCGTGATGGGTTCTTTAACGTTGGCTGGGGCAAGTACGGAGCACCCTATTTCCCGGAGATTGAAATAAAGGCCTTTAAGCTGAAGTCGCATAAATGCGTGTTCCTGAATGCTGGATATCGCAGGACTCTGGCGCTGGCCGGTGATGGTGATGTCGTTTACTGCGACCCACCGTATGAGCCCTTGCCCGGCACCGCAGGCTTCACAAATTACGCCGCTGGCGGGTTCTCATGGGCTGATCAGATTTCACTTGCGGAAAGCTGTGTGGCGGCACACCAGCGAGGTGCAAAAGTTCTTATCAGTAACTCAACAGCGCCACGAGTTCTTGAGCTTTATCAGCAGCACGGATTCACCCTTCACCATGTTGATGCCCGGCGGGCTATATCCAGCAAGGGTAGTACGCGTGAGACGGCGAAGGACATCGTCGCTACTTTGGGGGTTTAACCATGACGCCAGCAAATGAAAACGCCATCCGCGCCGCCTGCCGTCGCTGCACCGAGGAAATCCAGCAGGCCATGCGCAAGAAGCCAAAGCCTAACTGGAACGAAACTGTGCCTCCCATCATCAACAAGCATCACAAGAAAATTGAAGCTCTGGGAGTTAGCCTCCTGGAGTTCGTCGTATACACAGGCAGGCTTAATCGCCGCTTCGGAGTTGAATCGTGAGCAAATATCCAAGGGTTGGCAGCGTGTCAGCCAAAAGCAAAAACACCTCCGCTAAATGCAAATGCGGTGCAGTGGCGAAGTATAAAACTACCGTGGAAGTGAATATTTTCCGTGGCGATGACGAAGTTGTTTGGTCTTGTAATGAGCACAAGAAGGATTGTGCATTTCTGGTCGGTGAGTAAGGCGGTCCCGCATGAACAGAGCCTCACCAGTTGATTTGAGGAAAAGCCTCGAAATTGCCAACCACCTGGCACACATCGGGATTCGCTTTGTGCCGATTCCTGTGGCTACCGAGGAAGAGTTCCAGACGCTGGCCGCCGAGCTATCGCGACGGCTTGAGCAGATGGCAGTCGAAGCCGAGAAGAAGGAAGGTGGTGCAGCATGAAGGCACTAATCACTAGGTCGCTATCGCGGCCTTTTTTATTGCTGGCGTTCACCTTCAACCGAATTAACCGACAGTTCCGGGAGCATTGACCATGGCCGATATCATCGATACAGCAGCAGAGATTGAAGAGCTTCAGCGTAACGCGGCCCTTTCCGCTCACCGGATCAACCGCAACGCCGTATCAGCTGAGCATTGCGCTGAATGTGGGGAAGACATCCCGGAACCACGGCGCGCTGCCGTTCCAGGCTGCCAGACGTGCGCGGAGTGCCAGAGCGTTATAGAGCTTAAGAATAAGCAGAGGGGGCTGTAATGCAGCAGGCAATTTTAGACATGTGCTGCGGGTCGCGCATGTTCTGGTTCGACAAGCAGGACGAGCGCGCGGTGTTCAGTGACATCCGCGCAGAGCAGCATGAGCTTTGTGACGGTCGCCAACTGGTAATTAGTCCGGACCTTATTGCTGATTTCCGCGCCCTCCCATTTGGCGATAACACTTTCCCTGTCGTCGTGTTCGATCCGCCGCACCTCGAGCGTGTCGGCGAAAACGCGTGGATGGGGAAAAAGTATGGTCGGCTCAACAAAGAAACATGGCGCGACGATTTGCGTGCAGGCTTCGCCGAAGCGTTCAGGGTGTTGTGGCCACACGGTGTGCTCATCTTCAAATGGAACGAAACGCAAATCCCGGTAAGCAATATCCTGGCGCTTACCGACGAGAAGCCGATCATCTGGCAGCGCACCGGCAAGTCAGACAAAACCCACTGGGTGATCTTCGTCAAAGGTGGTCCCAATGTTCAGGATAATCCAGCCTAATACCTGGTACGCTGATCCCCACGGCGCGCCATGCAAAATCCTCCGCGCTAACCACGAAGTAGTCCACTACATCCGCAACGGCCGCACCTGCATCGCCAGCATGGGCCGCTTTCAGCATGAATTCGAGCCGCTGACCAAAGCACAGGCTGAGCGGATCGCCGAAGAAATAGAAACAGCAGAACACCTGAAGAAGCTGCGCGCCCAGCGCGCGGCATGAGGAGTAATTATGAAGAGTAACGCGGCAGCGCGCCGTCTGCTTGGCATGACCCACTGGCGCAGCAATACGCAGCAAATGCAGTACGTTTCGTGGCATGTAGCAGCAAGAACAGGAAAACCAGCCCCTGGGTGGATTGCTGTGCGAACGCGCAGTTCTGACTTCTGCTATTTCACAGACTGATGCAACTGATAGCCAGTTATGAGCTGGCTATTGGGTGCGAAAGCACTGCCTCGTGATCCCTTTTGCCCGGCCACTCGCCGGGTTCTTTTTTGCCTGGAGAAACCCATGAGCGAAATGACCTTAATCGTGCCCAACGACTGGGTAACCGAAGAAAAGCTCGTCGAGATTACCGGCCTTCGCCCGGGCACTATCGAGCGGGCCCGCAAAAAATGCTGGATGGTCGGGCGGGAATACCTGCATGTCTCCCCGGACGGCGTACCAAAGAAAAACAGCGAATGCATGTACAACCGTAAAGCTGTCGACCAGTGGGTTGAGAGCATGTCAAAGAAACAGCCGGGTGCGCGCCAATGAAGATCCGTTTATGCTTAGCGGGCTCTTGGACGTCAGGAGGGAATAATGGCTAAGTCAGCATACCCAACAGGCGTGGAGAATCATGGCGGTACGCTCCGCATATGGTTCATCTATAAAGGCAGCCGTGTGCGTGAAAGCCTCGGCGTGCCGGATACACCAAAAAACAGAAAAGTAGCTGGGGAGTTACGCGCGTCGGTGTGCTTCGCGATAAAGACAGGCAGCTTCAACTATGCCGCACAGTTCCCTGACTCGCCGAACCTGAGAAGGTTTGGGGTGGAGAGCAAGGAGATCACCGTGCTCGAACTGGCGAACAAGTGGCTTGAACTGAAGCGTATGGAGATCAGCACCAACGCGATGGCACGTTATACATCTATAACGCGCAATATGGTTCCGAGGATCGGCGGTGACAGGCTTGTATCTGCAGTAACACAGGAAGACCTGCTGTTTATCAGAAAGGAACTGCTTACCGGGTATCAGACGTTGAAAGCTGGACACAAAACACCGGTTAAGGGCCGCACAGTCAGAACGGTCAACAATTACATGAAGACCATGGCTGGCATGTTCAAATTCGCTGCTGAAAGCGGTTATGTGAAGGTTAGCCCTTTCACCGGGATCGCCCTTCTCAAGCGCTCGCGTTGCGAGCCTGATCCGCTTACCCGCGACGAGTTTGTCAGGCTGATCAACGCCTGCAGTCATCAGCAGCTGAAAAATATGTGGTCGCTGGCTGTGTACACAGGTGTGCGCCACGGCGAACTGGTGTCGCTGGCCTGGGAAGATATCGACCTGAAAGCCGGCACGATGATGATCCGCCGCAACCACACGTTGACGAAGGAGTTCACCCTTCCGAAAACAGAGGCTGGCACAAACCGCATCATCAACCTTATTCAACCAGCTATCGACGTTCTGAAGAACCAGGCCGAATTAACCCGCCTGGGTAAGCAGTATCAGGTAGAGGTGAAATTGCGTGAGTTTGGTCGCACAGAAGTGCATCCGTGCACATTCGTGTTTAACCCACAAAAAGGATTGCGCAATGGCCGTGCCGGGCATCATTACGCTGTGGGGTCGATCAACCAGTCCTGGGAGGCTGCAATGCGACGCGCCGGGATTCGCTATCGCAGAGCATACCAGTCCCGACATACGTATGCATGCTGGTCGTTAGCTGCCGGCGCTAACCCGAACTTCATCGCGAAGCAAATGGGCCACACCGACGCGCAAATGGTTTACCGGGTGTACGGATCCTGGATGGCTGAAAATAACCAGGACCAGGTACTCATCCTCAACCAGAAATTGAGTGAGTTTGCCCCATCCATGCCCCACGCCGTGGGATCGTATGGTTATTAA